CCAGCTCTTCATCTGTGCCGGCTCCGGGTCCCAAGTGTTGGCATTGTCAAAGAATGTAATACAGTTATTTCCGTTGACTGAATCAATAAGTATATAAGTCTGACGTTCCGGGTCCGTAAAGTTACCTGTTTGTGCCAATACCATCTGCTCGGCAGGTTTCCAGTCAGAATGCCCCGGACGGGGAATGACAGTAAACTTCTTGGCTGTATAATCTGCGGCAGTCACCCGGAATTTCATTTCTTCAAAGCCGTTCAGCTTGCCTTCGCTATTTTTAGTCACAAAATAGGTGGTAAGGATGTCATCAACAAACTGGCTCAATCCGTCCGCATCCGTCAGATCGGGAGTGATGGTGTAGGTTCCATCGCCGTTATCCACGTATGACAATACGGTACAACCACCACCGGGGGAGTTTACCATACGTCCTTTGAAATAGGTTGTACGGTTATAAGCTATTTCAGGAACAAACAAACGCTTACGAAATACACCGCTTTCCATTTCAAGATTGCCCTTTTCGTCTATGTATCCACCTAATACACCAGTAACGAAATCACCGAACTTGGCGTATTTCTTAATGACAGTTCCGCCCAATAATGATAAAAGAAAATTTGTAGAATCCTCCTTGTCTTTGCGCAAAAAGTATTTGGTGAGCTTTTCTAAATCGGAATTATCCATGTTTTCTAGAATCCCGATAAATATGCGCCCAATCCTTTCAGCTGTATTCTCTCCTTCTGTAGATGCGTTTCTTACTTGAAGAGCCAGTTTCTTTAATATGTCAACAGAATCGCTCATTCTCCTATTACACGAAAAACAGTTCTATTAGATTTTAATTTCCCTTCACCGTTATAAAGTGGCATACCGCATTCTTTTAGGTAAAGCACGCATTCTTTCAGGTAGCGGTCAGCTATACTACATGCATCGCTATACACCATCATCTTTTCCTTGAATACTGTATGACTGCTATATTCACCTTCCTTGTTTACGAAGCCGAAACGGGATACATTCCCATCTCCATTTTTGACAATACAGGCATAGGTATAATAAGCCAAAGCTACGCGAAGTCCAGTGATGATTATCTTCTTTTTACATTTAGTTTCATAAGTACCTCCGTCAAGCAGTAGCTGGTATTTTTCAGGATTTTTTTTCACGTCAAGGAACAGTTCGTCTCCCAACGCTGATTTGATGTAGATATTCTCCGACTCACGGATGTAGGTTTCTATCTTGTCAGGATCGAGATGTACAGACATTCCGCGAGACAAAGCCGATACCTCATCTGTTGTTATTAGATACTGCTGCATTTCGTACATACTTTAATGGTTCAACACTATAATCATTAGAGGGGTTGACTACCTCATACCAATAGCTGAATATACGGCTAAAGGTACGCTCAATTAAGCGCTGTTGCTTGCTTACGATAGAATTGTAATACTCGAAAGCATCTTCCAAAATATCGCCTGAGAATCCGACTTTACCAATACGGATGCAATACCATGGCTCTTGGCCATAAGCTGAATAAATACGTTCAACCACACTTGCGTCAGTAACGGTAAATTCTTTGTCGTAATTTTGTGAGTTCAGATTTATTATTTCAGGTTTTTCCTCATCGCTTTCTAAAGTAACTTCCATAATCTTTCCTGCATTCGTATCACCTTGCAACTGGATGAGTGTATTTGAGAAACTGTCGTCATCGTCTGTATCTTTCACTTCGTTGCCTTCTTCGTCAAAGGTTATGTTCGATCCCTTTTTGGTGAATACCATAGCGCCAGGGAAGAAATTATTTCGTACATTTCTGTACTTGACATTGGACAGCCCTTCATCGGTACTCATTTCTGTAGCCACTCGGTCACCTTTCCCGACAGGATAAGTATTTTTCCCGGCCATTGACACCCATAGGATTTGACCTTTGTAGTATTCAATGCCTCCGGCAGCTTCTATTTGAGCCAGTATCACATCTTTTTGAGGGTTAAAAACATCTATATAGTCGATGTTTTCTTTCTTGACCTGCAGAGCTTTCCCTTTACGTGTCTTCTTTCCGCTCCAGTCTGGATGTACTGCTATTTTTGCCACATAACCGTTTTCATCTTCTTCTGTCAGACGGCAATTTTCAAACGGTACGTGCTGCATCTCCACTATCTCACAGAAAACATTGTAGTTAACATGGATTGCTATTCCATTGAGTTCGGACATGTCTTTACATAGTAACATGTGCACATCATCCAATGTGTCACCTTTTCGATTGACTACATATTTGGAAAAAGCAACCTCACGGAATCCGTTTCCTTCAATGAAGTCAGCGAAACGGTCTGAGCATTCAGATGCAGTAGAGCTTGCAGCAATGATATTCTTTAATGTCTGCGGATATAGGTTGTCCTGTCCGTAGGCTTGAATTCCTAGATTTTGTAAATAGCTTGTATCAATGCGGTTACTGCTTTTCTTTTTTAGATCTCTTACTCTCATATTCGCGAGGTTTACGTTCGTCCTTTATTTCTTTTATTCAACTTTATCTTCGCCTTCTCCATTCATTGCGTTCACAATCTCAATGGCCTTGCTTAGATGCAGATTCAGAGCTTTTTTACTGATCTTCTTGCCGTTGATTTGGAAATCTTTCAACGTGTCAGCCACGGATTCTTCAGAAACTCCGTCTTGTAATGATTCTACCATTGAATCAAGCAGGCTTTGATTGTATCCACATTTGTTAACACGTTCTTTCCAGTCCGTAGGTACATGGGCGAAATAAATTTCACCTTTCGGATTTTTGGCAAGGTACTTTTCAGCAACTTCATCAGTGAGGTTGTCATTAGTGTACATTTTATTGCTTCCGAACTCCGGTTGAAGCAGGACACCATTTTTTAATATATAATTACATTTTTCTTTCATACGGTTATTCTTTTTGATGTAAACAGTCATTTCGATTACAGCATCGCGATAGCAGTCGTTACATGATGTTTTGGTGAATTCTTTTCCTAATACTTCCTTGTACAATCTTTCTATCTCCGATTTATCAGAAGAGGAGTAGGAGGGAAGATCTCCTAGCTCCTTTAATTTATCAACCACTTCTTTTAATTCCATGATCATTCAGCTGGTTTTGTCAGTGTTTCAACAAGTGTTTTTGTCGCATCGTAAGATGTCTTGTACAAGAATAATGCTGATTTGGGAACCTTGGTTTCTTGCAAAGAGATATTCCATCCCCCTTCCGTTTCTTCAGAGTACTTGTCATTGCCGATCTCTGCGGCTTTCAAACCTTGGTAGTAACCGTAAACCTGAAAAGCTGAATCTCCCGGATTTTCGGTTTTATTTAACCCTTTGGCTTTATTTTCCAATACAACGACAAAATCACCGTTAGCAAGCCCGTCAATAATGTCATTGCATACATCGGGGTCATTTGCTAATACAACCATGTTCACTGTGTTAGTAAACGTGTTACGATAGGTTCCTGTTGCCAAGGTTGTATTGGTACCAGTAAAGGGGGTTGCACCGAATACCTGTACCTTGTAACCTTTTTTACCTGTTTTCAGCGCAAGAGCTTCTATCACATTCTTGCGGGTCGTGTTGAAAGTAACCGCACCGAAATCCACTTCTGCACGATTCATTATTACGCCCTCCTGTTCCAATCCTGGAACAATAGGATCATCGCACGATGGTGCGATGTCCTTTTTGATTGTTATATCACATATTGCCATATTTGCTCTTTTTCGTTAGTATGCTACCTGTACCAACTCATCTTCGCCAATCATGGAGCCTAATTTTCCTGTTGAATAAATGTAGTTCTTGCGGGCTTTCTTATCAAACCAGATATCCAAGTCCGACATCGGTTCGGTGCCCTCACATCCATACATCAAGTTCTCAGGAGAACATAAAACAGCACGATGCGGTAAGTTAAGTTTGGTTTTGTTGTTCTGATAGGCTTGAATAAATCTATCCCAAATGGAACATTTAACGATGGTTGTTCCATCGTATTTGCTGACCTCTACACCGTCAAATACAACTTCCCAGGGCATGATTACCTTGTACTTTTCTTTCATATCGTGAGTCAGAGCATCGCACATTGACTTGGTGGCGAAAATTGCGCATCCGTCTTTTTGGAAAATCCGGCTGTCGGCATCTTGCAACATCGCATCGAATATTGATGTGGCAATGCCTGTTTCTTTCATCTTTGATTTTTGTAATGCATATGATTCTTCTGCGTTGGCTGCAATTTCAGTGTGCTGTTCGGCATTGTTGGTACAGATGGCAAACAGACGTTTGAAAAAACCGTCACATGTTTTAAATAGTTCGATGTTTACTCCGTCAGTGATTTGACCACCTCCAGTGACAGACGCTGCTGATTTATCTCCAAACCATGTAAAACGCCACATCATTTTCATCATAGCTTCAGACAGCTTCGGCAGTACAATACCGTCCATATATTCGGTCGATGTCAGGTCTCCTATATTTGTTCCCGTTTTAAGGCAGTACTTGGCAATGGTGTTTTCCAAGTCTGTATAGCACATTTCCAAAGGAATTTGCCAATCCCCGATTTCCCATTCCTTTTGGGCGGCAGCGATAGCCACTTTTTTATATTCAGGGTCGCATCCGGAGCCGGCTACTCCGATATCTTCCATTTCACCGATAAAACCTGCTTTTTTACCGTTAGTCACATTGGGCATAAACGTCATAAAACGCTCCATGTCCTCGTTTTGAAAGACTGTTAACTGAATAAGGTCTTTCAAGTCTTTTACAGCCTGATTATCAGGTGTAAGTTTGTCAAAATCTAAAATAGGCATTTCCCCTCCTTTTATTACTTGTTGTTTCTTTTTTCTCTTTCTTCACGAAGTTTTCTCTGAATAGGCGTTTCATTTTCTTCTACTCCTTTTATACCCTTGTTGAACGTTTGGGTACGAGCTGACACTTTATAAGTACTACAATGTTTTGCCAGCCAGTTTTCGCCCCCGGCCATACGGACTGCGTTCAGAATCTTGTTGTCCTCAATGGTACGGGCATTCGTCTTTAGAGAAGCATTCTCAGTTTCCAACTCTTCTATACGGGCTTTTAAAGCTTTCACTTCATCCTCTTCCAATTCATCAGGATCTTTAATTTCTGTAATAACGCCATCTGTCACAATGATAGTCTTTCCGTCAGGCATGACATGTTCGCCATCGGGACTTGCTGTATCTCCTACTTGGGGTTCACCTTCATCTCTTTCCACGGTAAGCGTGTTACCTTCGGCATTTGTCAATTCCATAGATACGACCTGTACGTCTTCAATTTTTTGATAGCCGCATTTGGCCAGCAGCCTGTCTATGATAGTCTGCTTCACTGTTACTTCTTTTTCTTTGTTCATTTTTTTGTTATTAAATGTGTAAGTTCTCCCTTTGGCAGTTGTAGGCATAAGAACGGTCGTGATAAAACCTAATTGTTTGGCTGTTTCACCACCAAACCAACCGGCTTTATTCATTTGGGCTTCGATAACTGAGGCTTCCGATCCTGTGCGTTCTACATACAAAGCTAGCATCTTGTTTTTTTCACTCTCCAAGTTTGATTTTATTGATTCTAGGGTTTCAAGATCAAGGTCTCCATCGTATGAAGCCATATAAGGCTTGTGAATAAGAAACTTTGCATGTGGATAAGCAAAACGTCTTTCTTTTGCAGCGGCCAATAATATCACGGTTGCCATGGATGCACATCGTCCTACTGCAGTACAGCTGATTTGCTTTCCTGAAGCACGTAAGGCGTCATAAATGGCATACCCTTCAACGGCATCACCACCGCATGAATGTATCTCAATATCAATAACGTGGTCATTCGGATCTATCCAAGATAGGAAATTTTGAATATCGGGAAAAGACAATCCCTCTTCACCAGTTAGATACCAATTTTCCATTTTGTCTTTATCCGCAACAATATCTTTGTTGATGTATAATTTCGCCATATATAATCTATTTTGAAGCAAAGGTAAAAAACGGTATATGGCTATAAGAATTTCAGAACATAATAGCACTGACACGCTTTGTCAGTAAAAAAATAAGGGGAAGAATAATCTTCCCCCTTATTGAATTGAAACGTCAACGGACAACCTGTCAATGACTCTATAGATGGTCCTTTCTGAAATGCTGTATTCATCTGCCAGGTACTGCATGATATATGCCTTTTTATGACCTTCAGCCGTAAGACGGGTGTAGTCTTTATACATTTCTAGGTATTTAATATCTGATGCATCTAATGACATTTCAGACATTATCCTAAGAGTGTTCCTGTTTATATATAATAGTTCGTATGCTTTCATAAACTACCGCTTTCTTCTATGTATTTAATTCTATTCGCAACTGAAGTAAACTCTTCTACAGAAACGACAGGGGCAGGAGCCATCATCATTCCTTTGGCGACTGCTCTGGCCAGCATATCTTCGCCTAAAGTTTGATTATTCGTTGCTGTTACATTAATAGGTACACCTCCACCCATCATATTGAAGGATGATAGGATAGGGGCGAACATGGACGTAGCTTTGGCAGTTATAACGGATTCTCCATTCGACAATTGTGCCGGAATACTGTCGCTCGTTCCTGTCCCCGGTCCTGTAACCAAACCACCTTCTGCAAATTTAGCACTTTTTACTATCTTAACAGCATTTGCAATGTTAGAAAGGATTGTTGCAATACCTGATGCCATTGTAGCTATACCAAGAATACCTTTCCCTGATTCAGCGGATACCATTTTTGCGATCGCCTTACCTGAATTGATGGCGATCTCTGCCAAAGCCAACATTTTGCTTGCCATAGCAAATCCTCTGTCAGACTCCCCAATTTGTTCTGTGAGAGCTACAAGGCCATTTGTCACCTGTTCCATTGCTTCATATTTAGTTTGTTCTATTTCAATCTCCTTATCGCTCAGTTCTTTTTTGGATTCCAGATAAGCATTCTGTGCTTCCAGCTTGCGAAGATTGAATGCTTCTATACTTTCACCTTCCATTTGCTGCAGGCTATCGAGCTCGGCTTTCTTTTGTTCCATCCTTATACGAAGAATTTCCTCTTCGTTATCATATGCTTGTGCGATTTCCGTTTCAAAGCGTATGCGCATGGCTTCCTGTTGCTTGTTGATAATATCCTGCTCATGAACTGTTGCCAGTTCGTCTATCTTGGTATTGTACTTTGCTTTAATGGCCAGTTTCATTTCTTCGGTTTGTTCTGTGCTGGTAAGTTCCGCCTCTTGTTGTGCTTGTAATTGTTGTATCTTTAACTGATACTCCTGCTCGCTGCCTTCCTTGACCGATTCCAATTGCAGGGATATCATTTTTAAACGGTTCTCCAGTTCTTTTTTCAGCTCCTCATCGGACAACTTGCTAAGTTCCATAGATTTTTGTTGTTCCAAAGCCTTTATTTTGGCGTTGATGGCTTCACGAGCCTTAGCGGTAAGGTTCTCTTCTTGCTTTAAACTGATTTGCAAATCCTCAATCTGCCGGGAATAGTTCAATTCAATCTCTTTCCGTGCTTGTTCTCTCTTGTCTTTCACTAAGGCAAGCATAGCATCTTCTGCTGCCCTTACTGCTTCCAGTTCTGTTTGCTTTGCTTCCTTTGCTTTGTCTGCACCTTCCTGGCGGATAGAGTTTAGGGTGTTTTGCTGCTCTGTCTGACGGGTGTAACTGCTTTCTTCCAATTCACTTAATCTGTTTACTTCTTCGCTTAATTTCCTAAGGTCATCAATAGTGCTTTCCGATATACCGATTTTTCCAATAGCTTCATCTGCTGTAATTGCTCCTTTTTGCATGTCCTCAATGGTCTTAAGGGCTTCCTTTGTTACTTTAGTATATCCGAGCATATTGGCAATTCTTGCTTTCGCTAAGTCTGTTTGGATTTTTAAGTCCTCTTTTTCCATTGCTGCAGCTTTTTCCGCAGCTTTGATACGTTCCTGTGTGGATAGGGTTTGGTCATCTGCAGCTTTTTTCAGTTTCTCAATTTCAGCTCGGTTAGCGGCACGTGACATGGACAGCATGACTTCCCTCTTGTCTATCTCATTCAAGACTTCTGCCAGCTTCCACGCCTGTTTGGTTTCATTGACTATTTCATCACCGATACCAGCGAATATGGATTTGGCATCATTCCCCGCCTGTTTGAAGTTCCCGGTAAACAGATTCACTAAAGCACTTCCCAACTTGCCTGCCCGGTCTATTAAGACATTTACAGTGGCACCCAGAGCCCCCATTATTTTATTGGCTGCTTCCACGCCCTTCTGTGTTTTGGTGAACCATGATACCAAAGATCCTAAAGCTACAATTAATACTCCAATACCAGTTCCAAGTAGAGCAACTTTCAACAGTTTCAAAACTTTAATCCAGCCGGTTGTGGTGGTCGAAACAGTAAGCATTTCTGTTTTTACTCCAGACAAATAATTTCTTACTCCACCCAAGGAGGTCACCATTACATTTATCTGCTGCACGAACGGGATATTGGCATTGGCGGCTTCCATTATAGCTTCCTTGTAATTGCCAACATTTCGGTAATACCGCTGTGTCTCTTCTTCAGCGTCCTTCAGAGCATCAGTAACCTCATTAATTTTATCCCGTAACTTAATGCCTGTAGCCGCATTCCGTTCCGCTTCGGATAAAGCATCGTATTCAGCCGTTAGATTTGACAGTTTGGCACGGAGAGAAACAAGGCTGTTTTCTTGCGCCTTCTCCTGCTTGAGCTGATTTTGCATTGTTTTCGTTATAATACGTATCGAATCATTACAGTCGTTGATATAGGCTTTAGATGCCGCCATTTCTTCATTGTACTGCTGCCTTTTTATGTCTCCAGCCTTTAACTGTTCCTTCAGTTTCGCCTCTGCTTCTTTGGCTTTGTCGATTTTTGTCTGATACTCGGCTATAGCTTTGATAGCCTCATTATAATTCACTTTGATATCAAGTATCTTTTCTACTTTGTCTGCCATAATTAATCCAATTGAAAAAGTTTACATTCGCAAATACCTGTTTTCTCTGCTTTTATTGATATGACTGCGTAATATTTTCCATATTGGGCCAGATAAACAGGTACAGACATATCCAAGTTTCGTAATTCATGATCTCTGATTTCTACCAGCTCGGTAATAATCTTAGGTTCTCTGATATATTTCTGATAAGATTTGTAGTTGTTTTCAATAATAGTGTTCCAGTCCAGACCGTCAAAAGTTGCTGTATTGTCGTTCTTTAGGACCAGTAGTCTGGGATCTGTACTTTCGTTATATTGTAAAGCTCCGTCAGATGTATAGGAATATATCGGGATAGTTGCGATTCCACCTTTCATTTCAGACGCTGCGAAAGGCAATGTCAGCGTTTCCTGTTCATATTCCAAAGTCTTATCGTCAACGTATATGATTCCATTGTATTTGTCGTCATTTTTCCATTTGTATACATTTCTTTGAGAGAATCCGTCAATTTTGAAAGATATATTTTTAGGACGGTTTGCACTATATGAGGCGATAACTCTTTTGGTCCAGTTCAGAGCTTTGGTCTTATTTTCTATGATGGTATCAATAGGAACGAAGCTTACGACATTTCCATTGCCGGGAATGGCAAAAGTTCCACAAATAGATGCTATAGCTTTGATAAAGTCTATCTGTTTTATATCAGGTAGGTTTGGAACATAATAGAACCGGGAGTTTGCTTCATCAGTGTCTTTCAAATAGACAGTATCTCGCATCGTTATTTTGACATAGCTTCCTTCTTCTATTGTATAATTCCCCAATTCTGCATAAGGATCGTACAGTATAGCGCTGAGTTCCTCTGTATCTCCTGGATTAAACTCCCCATCTATAGCGAAAGAATACCTGTATTGATTTTCTTGTAATAAAGATATACTCGGATTACACCTGAATTTCAACTTGCTGGTTATGGATTCTTTGTTCCGTATATCGAAAGAAACACCATATTCACCTGAACTTTGTGGTTCCTGGCTAGTATTGACTATTATATTGATAGTTCCAATAATTCTAAGGGGTACGTTCTCTTTCTGCGGCTTGAATCCGATTACCTTGCCTGACGAATCTTTTGTTATAGCCACATAATAGTCAGATCCACTTTCCACAAATTGGAATATTTTGAGAATCCATCCTCCTGGAATATTATATGGAGATATTCCGTCATTTGTTAAAGTTGTAGTGCGAGCTTCGATTTCTTTTGGTGCGCTATTTCTTGAAAGCAATGGAATAACTAAAGTTTTCAACAGTTCGTAGTGTTGTTCTTGGAATTTAAAGGTGATATCGGCATCAGCTTCTATTTTGTTCAAAACCCACATAGCTGTAACCACAGGGTGATACCAGGCAGCCGGCTCATCATTTTTAAAGCCATAATCAATTTTAGGTATTCGGGGCGAATTGTCTCCTTTCTTCCAAATGATGTAATCTTCGTTTTCTGTCCTGCCGTACGATAAATCCTGCAATGTCTTGTTGTCATTTACAATTTCTGCAAATTTAGAAACATTGCCCCATGTCATGGCTATATCTATGGTTTCGGATATTTCTATAAGAATGACGCTGGCGTCCGGTATGATTTCAATCCCATTGCGCAAATAGCGTCCTTTGTGGTTGATACGAGCATATTGTGCTGAATGGGATGGGAGATGCGCATAATTAATCACATGACAGTTGTTGACTGTCAAAGGTAGCTTGATGGAGTATGTGTTGTTGCTTGTGATCTTGCTTACATCGCTAAAAATATTACTTCTAAAATTCAATGTGATATTGGTACTTTCATTAATATCCATTGCTTTGTTATCTATGAATAGTAGTTGTTCTGTCATAAGCTCTGCACGTTAGTTTCAGGTAATATAATGTTCGCTTCAAAGTCTTGCAGTGATACCCGCTGTTTGACGAAATTTCCCACAGACACATTTACGGCCATCCATCTGGCGTTACCGTTATCATCATAGCCCATGAACATATCAACAACAGGAGATGTGGCCATTTGGTAAAGGAAGTCATAAGTTATGCTGTCTATTAATGGAGCGCATACGGGAAGTGTCGTTTCTTCCATTTTCCTTTGCTTTCGTCCGCTACCTCCATGGTATCCGTTCTTGTAACTGTAATCCTGCATATTGTTTCTGATGAACTCTCCGTCATTGGATACCTGCGAAGTCTCGTTTCCTTGCATGAATAGCCAGTAACACCACATTCCATGGCGGTTGATCCATCTCAAGTATATTCCACAGTCTGAATTGTCAACCTTACAAGTGATCTTTGTGGCCATATTGAGCAGCCCTCGGAAGGTGAAATCAAAGGTGTGGTCAAAAACAGATGCTGCCGTATTACTTCCAGGTAGATAAAATTCCACCCTGTCTGAAGCATCTATTCCAGCAAGAATGATATTCCATGCATTTTGTCCTGATAATGCGATAGGGGAGCTTTCGGAACCATCTATAGTTACTTTTACATTCCCTGATGTTGCAGAGTATAAGCCTACAGAGAATGGGTAGTTTTTGAACCATGTCAGCACTCGGCTTCCATTATACTGCTCTCCAACCTTACTGGCTCCCCACAATATGAATACGTTGAACTGGAAGCTGTTTTCAAGTGTTCCTGATTCGTTATACATATCAAGCTCTATGCTAAACAGACGTCCTAACTTACTATCTTCGGCGTGAGTTGACTTGTAATCGACTTCTCTGTATTCGTCAAAATAGCTCTGCGTATAGAATGATAGGTCAAAGAAGCAGGAACCACCGAACGTCGCTCTGTTCTCTCTGTCTGATGTGGCTGTGGTGGTGTCCGTTACCGTTGCAGTAACAGATTGATAGTTTCCGCCAAGGATATTTATTATCACAGGATTAAAGCAGAATCCTATTTGGTCAGGATATTCAATTGTTGTATTATCTATCGTATGTGTTCTCATTGTCGAAATTCAGATTTATATGTTCAACTTCTGTTTCATATATAGCCGATACCCTGCTAGCTATATTGTCCACGGTATTTTCTAGATCACGGGAATAGATTTCCTCATGTTTTCTGTTTCGGTATAGTTCCGTTCCTTCCTTGGCTATCTTTCTAGCGACAAGGTAGGCGAAGGAATCGGGCTTCTTTACTTGTATACCCTTATCTTCCACCCATTGGCGGATAATCTTGTAAAATCCTTTCGGAACTTTCCCTGGCCCACGTCCGGTTTCTAGTACCGCGAATGCCTGCCTGCCCCACAAAACGCCTCCGTCCTCCGACATTTCTACTTTCAGACTGCCCTTTGTCCTTCCACTGGCTACTTGTCCGGCTGCTTCATGGTTGGCTATAATTCGCTTGCGTAACGCTTCCAGCTCTTCACCTATTATCCTTAGGGTTCCGGCTTTAGTTTCTGCTGCCATATACAATCTCTTTCACGCTCTTGTTGCAAATAACAGTACCCATTATCTCTTCTAACTTAAGTTGGATAACTATTCCGGTTACATTAACATCCAGCTTGTCATAGAAAACAGAATAAGGGATATCTCCTGATATTTCTTTGAACATCCCACTCCTGTTCAATAGCAATATGAATTCTTTGGCTTTATTCTTGCATCCTTCTATCACTGCATCATTTTCTGTGCCATCAAAATCGAACTTGGTTTTATCCATGAAGGCCATCATACAGTTAGGGCAGTCTCTTAACTGCTGTCTGCCTAGATTAAAAGTTCCGCTTACAGGAAGGAGATTAAGCACTGCCGGCAATTTAATCTTGTCCAGTCTTATATTGGCTGTTTGCCAGTTGTCAAAAAGGTAACTTACACCCTCCATGGAGTCTACTATCTTTTTAATTTTTTGCTCTACCGTCATTTCTTCTTACTTAATATGTTTCTTAATCTACGTTCGAATCTTACTCTTTTGGCGTCCATGTCAAGACATTTATATACTCTGACCCATGGCACGCTGTCTACTTCTGCATGATCAGTGATACCCATGCGCTGCGCATAGTAATCAATCATGCCGAAAGGTCCAAAATTTAGCAATTCGGATCCTGCTTGCTTCTCTTCGGGTGTGGGTGGTACATTAGTCGACGCGAATAGTTTATTTATTCGTTCAACTTCTTTGGCCACCCATTGTACGAATCCCAGTACATCGCTAGCTGGAAGTTGGGATATATAACGTTTACTCAGCCCCATCAGTACAGTACAGGGAACGAACAATATATCGTGTTCTGTTTCGATGGATTGCAGTTGCATCAGTTCTCCCATATTTATGTCGTTTAGGGTATCTGGTGTCTTATACTGCCCTAGTTGATAAGGTTTTTTCAGTTCATCCAACTTGGTTCTAATGACCTCGGGTTCGGTGGCAATGCTGCTTATTATCAAAAATTCTTTTACTGTCATATCTTTCCTATTTTTGCTTTTGGTCGTTTTGGTGTTGGTTTGATGCGGAATATCATTGCCATTATCAGCATATCAAGGTAATCTGTGGAATGACCTAATATTTCTTTCATTTTTTCTTTGCTGATTATTCCTTTCTTCCGTGTGTCTGCATCAATATGTGCTTGTTTGAGAACTGACAATTCTTCAATGATCCGTTCCCGCTGTGCTTCCGTGCATATGATACGAAGCAATCGATTGTTAATCATCTCAGCCAGTTTGAAGGCACACTCTGATTTCAAATTGTCAAATTCAGGATTAATAGGTCGTGCTCCTCCATGAAACTCCTTGATACCGTTCAGATAGCTTTCAAGATAGTTCCCCAATCCGTCAGAGTCCGCAATCATCTTACTACGAGGAATTGAGCATTCTATCATCATCCGCTTCAGGTCTGTTTCAATGGATTTTCCAGTACTGTATTCCTGATCCAGTTTGATAAAACACACATTCCCTTTCCAATGACCGGCGATAAATCTGTCTCGTCCCTTCATTGCAAGGTCTGCAGAACCGGTAGATTCACCTGCAGGAGCAATGAACTCATTCGTGAACAAGTCACAGATAGCGTCGTAGTTACACAGGGCAGTCGGGTCATTATCATACTCCCAATTGCCGAAATATAGGCGTTCCTTTGTTACCCGGTCTTTTGTGTTTCGAAGACTTTCGATGTAGTCTTCTGTTGCCCAAGGATTATCCTGCACCAAAGCTTGGATAAATGCATAAGGAGCTTGTAATTTGTCTTCTTTCCAGGGCTTGTAGAATTCACGGTATAGCCAGTTTTTCTTCGGGTTACAGGTGATAAGTATCTTTCCGGGTACATGGTATACATCGTTCATGTGGCGGCCGATACGGGTTTTCAAGACTTCGAAGGCAAGGTAGTGCACTTCACCAGCTTCCTCTATCCATCCTCCTGTATATTCCTTAGACCCCAATCGTTCATACATCGGATCTTTCACCGGATAATACGTCAAGTCAATATAAACGATTTCACTTCCGTTGTCGAAGGCTATCCCTTCATTTGTTGTCTTGTATGCCGTGAAGCTGTGAGAAGATGCTACCTTATTGAAGGTCACGGTAACGGACTCACGGCTATCCTTCAAATTATTTCGGCCAACAAACCAGCGAGTACCGGGAAGATAGTAGGCACATTGCATCAGCCATTCACAGCCTAGCCATGATTTACCACCACCTCCGGCACCACCATACAATAAAAATTTCGTTTTGCTGTCACGAAGAAAATTGTATGCCAATCGCTGTTTTAAGTTAACCTTTTGCTCCATATCACTTCAATTTGTCAGCTTCGGGAGTATAGGGAAGAAAGTCAAATCCGTTGAAGGGTTTGCCTTGTGTTGTATGATCCACTTCCTGTTTGTCGGACAACCCTAGCTTTCGGGCTATAATGTTTGCATTGAAAGCGCCAACACAGGCTCCTTCAAATTGTTGAGTCTCGATGGTTTCTTCCACCCGCGCGATGACGTGCAAAAAATCTTCATCATTTTTTTTCATGCATTCACTTCTGAAGCTACTCCACCAACGTGATGAAGTACCTAGATAGATACATAATCCGGTGAGAGAGTAGGGGCGCTGTGTAGGTGAAACTTCTTGTTGTGTTTGCTGTTCATTAACAGTTTCTGTTCTTTTACCTTTTTTGCGTCTAACAGGCATGGTACGTTGTATAGCCTTTCTTGTTGTCCATGGGTTTTCATCACACCATTGGAAATATTCGCACGCCGCCTCCCATAACGCTTCAGGCGTGGCGAAGAGTTTATCCCTGCCATGCTTGCTGCGTAACATCCAAAACTGATTTCCTTTAGGTGCTGCCATTGTTTATAGTGTTTTAAAGATTGGTATAATTTCTTTGTCCAGATCCCATTTGCGATTATTGGGAAGAGGAAGTGTGAATTCATATTGCAACGCTTTCAGATAATCATTCTTACTTGCGCTCCTTCCGTTGGTTGATGCTACTTGAAATGACGAACCTCTTAACTCTTTTTCTGGGCTTATCTTCATTCCTTTATCGAATATGTTAAAATCCTTTCCGATGTAAGCTGTGTTTAATCTGATGATGTCAGCTGTGGAATGATAATGCTGGAAGTACCATTCACCAAAACGGAAGTTGGCTGTGAAGTTCTTTGCGTCAAGAAATACGGCTTTAGAACGATGGTCGTGTGTTTCCTTGCGTTCAGATGATTTCTGGGCGAACAGCAGCGGAATGCCAGACCAGAATATCATTCCTCCGGGCTTGCATAATGCTGATAACGAAAGTAAGACATTCTTTTCATCCTCTTCTGAGTTCACAGAGTTCAACACGCTATCGCACACAACCACATCGTACAGCCCGTAGTCCGACAAGGTCTTGCATATGGAAGCACAGTCTTGCCTGATTTCCTTTTCATCAATGATGTCCGCTCCATCTTTGCGGTGGAAGAATTCAATGGCGTCAATGAGATAGCCTTTTTTCTTCAGTATGGTTGCGTAATCCTTTTGTCCGGCACCGAAATCGAGTATGCGCATATCCTTGGTGATGTATGGTATAACCTGCGTTTCATACAACGTTGAATGGCTACGCTTGCTTGGAACCCCGTTCTTTTGCCGTAGCCGTGCCTTTTGGGCAAAAGACTGTATATAGGTCTTTCGTTCCAGATGGGAATACTCGAACACTCCATATTCCTTAGAGAAGTATTTGAGCGCGATTTCTTCTTTCCCTTCTGGAAGGACATATACAAGTAGGTCCATACCTAATAGTTTTACCGTTTTGGCATATACTGTTGAGATGATCACTTTCCCGGTATGGTCACATATGGCATTTGCAAACTGGCCGTAACGGAGAATCATTTTCGTAAGGTCAACAACACGTGAGTTGTTTCCTCCTTTGGAAAGAATGGAGATATCTTTGTTGGATACAGTATAAAATCCTTCTGTTCCTTTAGGAAGACTTACATTGATTTCTGGTTGGATTTCCGACAACTCACATTCCGCATAGTTGTGAAGTTGGTTGAACCTTACTTCATCGGTGGAGTTTACACCGTCAAGAATAAAGGCTGGAACATGGGTATACCCAAGCAGCTTCATTGTCTTTGTACGTTGGTGTCCTGCCATGATACGTTTATCCGATTGACGTATGATGATCGGTTTGATAATGCCTAATTCCTTGATGGATTTTTTTAAATCTTCTTGTGCTTCATTAGTGAGCAGGCGTGGGTTATATTCTGCCGGGTTCAATATTGATATGTCTATGTATTCCATCATAAGCCAAGTAGATTATTAACAAAACCAACCATTACACCGTTCTTATCCAAATATTCAGAAGCCCGTGCTTTCAGTGCTTCCAGTTCGCTTTCACTGACTGGAATCTTATACCCCTCAAATACTAAATATTTGATATGAGCTCCGGCTTCATAGTTTGCGTTCTTGAGTACATTATGACTGTCTTCTATATCTTCTGAAAAATCTGTCGGATCAGGAAAGCTGATGCCTTCCATACCCCAATTAAGCAACTCGTTACAATCCCAGTCAAACAACTTGGTTATGTCCCATTGTCCGTTGTTAACGTTATCACGTATGATTAGCTCACGTTCCCTTTCCTCGGTCAGGTTGGGAATAAGAACGGTCGGTACTTGTTGCATACCTAGCGATATACAGGCATCATACCTTTGGTTTCCGGCTATAATGATCAATTCGCCAGTACGGTCTGACAGGATGATCGGTCGGGCTTCGAAATAATCCGGATTGTTTCGGATTGACTCTTTAAGTTTGTCCAGCTGTTCATCCGAAATAGTTCTTGGATTGTTTTCCAGTTTCTTCAGTTCCTCTAGTTTTCTGTAAATAATTTCCATAATTGCTTTTTTTGCGTTACAGAAACGAAGGTACTTAATAAGGGAGCTAAGGGGAAAAATGAGGAAAACAAAGTACTGACACGGCTTGTCAATACTTTGTTATGTGTTGTTTGATTATCTTTAGCTTGTTATACTAGCGTGAAGAAAAAGGGAACCACCCGATTAGGAATGATTCCCCGAAAATAGTTACTTTGTATAGTTTGCTCATGGCTATTTCTTTTTCAAATTAGACATTACACATTTAATCACTTCATAAATGAAAATAGCAAGAAAAATAGTAGTCCATGGATATTGGTTTATCAGTTCATAAAAATCTCTCATAGTTTTACCTCCTTCCACTCACTTTCTATAATCACATGTTCACACTTATTACACCTATGCAAATAAGTTGGGAATGGTGCCGTTGTATAGTCCTCAATAGCTATTTCTATACTGCCACATTCCGGACATTCTATCTTTACCTCTTTGATACCGGGATAATCCCAAAAGGATAATTTGCCTTTCACGTCCTCAATTGGATTTTCGTAGAGAATAGGGTTAGCTAGTACCCAGTTATAAACTCCTTTCTCTGCCTAGATGGAAGGATGGTTTTGTACACAGTCTATTATCTCGACGCTTCCGATTATGGAGCCTGTACAAAAACTAAAATCTTTCCACTCTTTGTTTTCCGGTAATGCCAATAACTGCTCATTGGTAAGTATTGAATCATAGAAATTATCATAATTCAAAGGTTTACCGCTTGAATGAATCAGTACCCTCTGTCCTAAGTATTTCTTAGGACACGGCCAAGTTCGGTTCTCGATGTTTTTAATACCGTGGACTATTAAGGATGCCCACGGTTGTTTTATTGTTATTGCTTTCATAATTAGTCTTAGTTTTGATATTGGTTAAAACAGATTCTTACATAACGATAGAATCGTATGTAGCCGAACGAATAAGAGGGACATTCTGTATTATCGGATATGTCAATTTGTACATTATAACCTTTCCTCCGCAAAAAACGGGCAGCTATCTCATCAACAGTATATCGCTTTTTGTGAATGTCCCAGCAACTGGATTTCCATACTGTTTTAGGACTACCTTTTTTTAGGGCTTTCTTAAAGGTTTTAATGGCTTTTTTTTTTTTTTTTTTTTTTTTTTTTTTTTTGTCCTATAATCTTTAATAAATTCCCACTTTTCGTTATAGTAAGCAGTTTCCCAAGTTGGGTGAAAATGAACTATCTTATTATAATTAACTAACTTTCCTTTTAGACCACCAGAGGATACTCCGATAACTTTCACGGCGTTTTTGTTTACAATCGCATTCATACCGATTTGTAGGAATGGCATACTGTATTGTTGCTTTATCTGTTCAAAAGCATATTTATCAGCTTCATTCATTTTAATTCATGTTTTGAGGATTATTATTTTTCTTCATTCCTATTTTTCAACTCCATTTGTTCAATTAAGAACTTTCTAAAATTATTCTTATATTGACTATGAATGATTTTATACTGCTTTGATAGATTAGGCAGTTGCTTATACCCCTTACTATGTAAGAACTTGGCTACAAGTTCAACCTTTTCATGGTTATCAAAGCCTCTGTCCTTGCACATATTTGAGATACATATATTCGCCTTGCTTGTTGGCTTCTTTATAATAGGTAGAGCGTTGCGTCTGCCATAAGCGTGGGTTCTTGGATAGCCAACTCCTTCACCCAAGTATTCGCCTGTTATGTAATCAAATTCCCCATTTATTAAACTTTCTGCTATTTCTCCCATTATATTTCTCCTTTTTTGATTTTTATTGATTATTATTACCCATATCATAGGAATTGTCTCCCTCTATTTCAATTCCATCTTCACAAGCTACATTCTCACAGAATGCCTCTTTTTGATGGAATTCACACCATCCGTTACCGAATGAATCTTCATTGGTGAATAGCTTGCATTCGCCACATACTTGTTTATCATCCATATAAATGTTACTTTCTGTTTTGATTTATTTGTTATGTAATTGTAAAAGTCCTCTGAATGTAATACGCCTGTGTATCATATCTTGTCGTAAACGGTGTATTCTTTCATCTGAATAGTCTGCAAATATCTGATTTCTTTGTTTCTCCTGTAGTATGCAGTACAAGGAATCAGCTCTAATAAAATTATCTTTCCGCAGGTACTTTTCAGCACAATGAGGACACATACAATCAAGCGTGATATTCTCTTTGTTAAGTCGTGGATGAAGAATAGAATAAGCTTTTTCAATATCAATGTCTGATACTTTTTGTATTGCGTCATCAAAGAAAGCATCAAAGCCGGTCAGACAATTCCCGTAGTAAAATGGACGTTTCAGAACTTTGTAAATGCCGGGTGATTTTCCTACCTCTTTAGAATTTGTCTTTGATATGAAAAAATAATCTGTCATTTCGTCAATCTCCCAAGATTCTTCGCAAATAGGGCATGTAGTCCGATATTCTTCATCATAGCACTCTTCACAGAGAACTTCTTTACGTTCAACTGATACATCGGGAAAATCATCGAGTTCAAATATGGACTTTCCGCAATGGTCGCATTCGCAATCATGCTCTATGATAAGCTGTATCTGTGCATCGTCAAACCTATGCGGACTTGAATTGTATTCAGTCTTGGCATGATTCACTATTTTATCTTTTAATTTGCTCATATTTCCTTTGTTATGAGGGGTTATACAATTCATATCCATTATCCCAAAGACTATCACTGCGAAAATTGAAGAAATCTTCCAAAGAGATACGTACACCATCTTCTAAAAGAAGAAATCCGTTTTCAATAGTCATCCATTCGTCAGAGGAAAAGAAACGGTGCGTAACCTTCTTACCCTCTTTCATTGCTTGTATAGCTTCTTCTTTGCTCATTACTTATTTATTTTTAATTATTCGACTTGTTCCTCACCTTCACGTATTAGGGTAAAAGGTAGTTTGGTACCACAATTCACACAATAAGCTGTTTTACTCTTGTTTAAGGAAACTCCATCGGAATATTCCCCACCGGAATATGTACCGTCAGAATTATGCACACTCGTGTAACTCATTCTAAACAGATCACTATACTGATAACCGTAAAAACCATTGCAATAAGGGCAAGGAAGCGGTTGTGCTTCAGTTACTTTTATGGAGATTTTTTTGCTCATTTCTACTTTGTTTTACTATAATTCTATGCTGCTACTTTTCTCAATTCGCGTAGTTTCTTGCTGACTGCTTCACAAAGAACTCGCGCCATTGTAACCTCTACGGCATTTCCTATGAATTTCTTTTGGTCGGCTTGTGTTCCGATTAACACATAGTTTTCTGGAAACCCCATAATACGCTTTAGCTCTGGTATGCGTAGCATCCGCATTTTAATATCAACTATCCCGTATAAGCCCATGAACTCTTTTATTTTTTTGGTCATAGGGCTGTCGGTATCATAAATCTCGATTGCCACACGTCCAGTTTCGGTTGCGACCAAATAAGGCGGCATTTTATCCATACGTGCTATGAGAGTGAAGCATGGGTTATCAATGGAACCACCTGCACTATTAAATTGAGGGTTCATTAGGTAGTGCCACTTTCTATTTGCAGTGATTGTTTGTGCGGGATCTTCTATGCTACTACCAACGTTGGAGAAGTTTGTATTCATAATCCACGGCTTGCAGCTAACAAGATTGTATTTAGGATTGGCGGTAATACATCCAAGCGGCTTTTCTGTAGATGAAGGTTTGCTGTTTCCATATTGCTGGTCTATGAAATATGGAGAAACGAGAGAGAACCGATCCTTTGTTGTTACGGTTGCAGACGGTTCGTTTATTGAGCGGTTAAATCCGTTACCGTAATGAGCTGATACAAACGCATGATGATCTTTGCATGTAATTGTTCCGGCTGGTTCATTAATAGAAACATTCTTGCTTTCGGGGTGTCCACTGAACTGTTTTGAAAGAAAGCATACCTGTGCAACTCCCAGTCTGTTTTGCGTAGCTACTACCGGGCATGGTTCATCAATCCCAGGAGCATTGTATTTTCCAGTCCGACTCATGGAATTATATTTGATAAGAAAAGCATCTTTGCCTCCGGCTACAAATTTTATCAGGCCGGCATAAATACGTTCCATTGTCTTTTCAGCAAGTGGTTTCTCACGAAAAATACTTGTTCCTTCATCGGAAAAATCCAATATCTCTTTAACCGGGCGCCACTTTTCCAAATGACCAAACATATCTTGTTTACCGTTTTTGCAGTGAGTGGGTTGCGGAAATACTATCGGTAATCCATTTTTGGCAAATATACCAAAGAAGCGTTTTCGAGTAGTATATGCACCATAGTCGGCAGCATTGAGAATGCGGAAATCAAAGTTATAGCCATACTTTCTTACGTTGCGTACCCATCTTTGATATAGCCTACCTTTATCCATGCTGATAGGCTTTCCGTTTTCGTCCATATCACCCCATGACATAAACTCCTCAACATTTTCAATCTGGATATAATCTGGATTAATAGCTTCAATGTAACGAAAAAGATGTTCTGCCAGTGTCCGACTGTCAGCATCACGTGGCTGTCCACCTTTTGCTTTGCTAAAATTAGTACACTCCAAAGAAGCCCAAAGAACTAAGTGAGCATCTGGATATAGTTGTTTCATTCGTTGTACGTGTGCTACTAGAGCTGATAGTTCCAGTGTGCGTATATCTTCAGTGAAATGCATTGCCTCCGGGTGATTGGCTGCATGGCTAGCGATCGCATTCGTATCGTGATTTACGCAAGCGATAATCTTTGCGCACTGTTCACCATTTATTCTCGCTGATTCTACTCCGGTGGACGTTCCTCCTGCACCACAGAATAGATCGACGTATAGTAGATTTATATTATTCATTTTAGATTTTGTTTATTAATACTCATTTGACATTCTCTCAACTTTTTGAGCAGGAATCTGCCGGGCTGGTTGATGCCGCCTTTTTTAATTTCGGCAATCAGCTTTTTACATTCTCCGAATAGTGTCGGGTCTTGGATATATAGGCGAACTGAATCTGCATCGGATTTTGTCAGGTTCATTAGCAGAAAAACATACACAAAGTAGTTTTCATGAGACATCACCCTTATTTGTCCTTCACGCTCCATTCTCTGTAGATTTTGGATGATTATATAGAAGTCACACATTGAGGGGTTGTCTAGCCATTGTTTGATGAGTCCCGTGCCGATAGATGATTCTTTACCGTTTTCGGCAAGGCGCATAGCTTCCCATACGTCATTTTCTGTTATACCCGGTTTACCACGCAATTCTGCCTTAATATCAAAATATTTTTCAGAAAAAGGAGACGAAGTTATTCTTCCTCCTCTGTCCGACGAAACGACCCCGTTAGGGGGAGTTTGAGGAGGTATTTTCTGTTCTTTTATTTCCTTTTCTTTTATTTGTGTACTTTCTGCGGAGTTTTTGGGCTTTTCTTCGGAAGAAATGCGTTTATCTTCGGAAGAAATAAGGTTAAACTCTGAAAATTCACACTTTCTTCTGCAATCATCACATATTCGTTTATAGCGTTCTTGTATTCCGATTGAAGTGAGAACTTTTTCCTTATCAAAGAGTTCTTTAGAAAACAACCCTAGTGCCAGGCAACATTTGACGACCTCCTGTATATACGCTTCTTCAAAACCGGTTTGTTCCGATAATATGAAGGGCAACTCTTCGTCCCACAACATGTAATACCCATTCTTATAGATAAGACAAAGCAGGAGAGCATATACAGTGACAGCCTTGCCACGCTGGTACTTGATCAGTTTCCTTATTTTTATGTCCTGAAAAAAGTCAACATCAAAAGGGAAATAGTCGAGCCCTTTTTTTACATTTCGTCCCATAATTCTGCATTTTTTAGAAACTCATCCACCTCACGAATGAAATCATCTAGCGAATGGCATACAACATATTTGTATTCTCTGTTTTCACAGATCATCTTTTGCCATTGTTTTTGCGATGGGGATTGATAGCCACCTTTCTTTTTCATTTCAATGAGTAGCGCACCGTAATCACGATTGCTTTTCAATAGGATCAGGTCGGATACACCGGCTATTACACCCTCGGCTTTAAGTTTTGATGCTGTTACAGCATCACGTCTACCACCATTTGGTACGGCGAATAGTCGACCTTTCAACTTCGGATACCTCAAATTGAAGTATTTTACACAAGCGCATTGTATGCGGTGTTCTTCATCGTTATGTTTTTGCTTCTTTTTTTGTTTTCTTTCCTTTGAGAGCATCTCTTCCAATGTCATGGCTGTTTTCATTTTTAGGTGTAACAATGGTGTCCTTTCCTGTTTTGTCGACTACGACTTTCTTTCCTCCAACTGTTATTGTTGTCTTACAACCTTCAGGAAGTGATTGGATGAAATTGCGTACAATAGGGGAGTTGGCATTTTCGCTGATGGTATCTGTTATGGATTCTTCGGCAGAATACGGGTAAACACCCATGATAGCGGTTTCAGCAACAGATGCAATTTGATAATCTGCCATGGTTCCTTTCATTCCTTCATCCAGCTTTTTCACTGCATCACGCAAGTCGGCAGCTTGTACCAATACTTGAGTGGAAGTCTTTTTTTCCGCACCGCTTTTATCATCCAGCGTGATGAAAATAAGTTTGCATTTGAACCAGCGGTCGGCACTTTCTTCGTCGCTAGGGAAAAGTTCGCTATAGTTGGCACGTTTAATATCCGAAACGGTAAATTCTCCGGAGATAAACGGAGTCATTTCTTCAATAATCCGTGCTTCTGCTTCTGTAAAACTGAGTGCGTCAACAAGATAAGGTTCAGTTACTTTCTTCTGCATTCCGTTCTCCATTACCTTTTCGTAACGGATACGACATTCAAACCATGTGTGCATCATAAATTCATTCGAGCTTTAAGTTGTTTACTAATGATGAGCTTGGCAGAGCGTTGAGCTGGAATAACAACTGTTGTTCCCTTGCTAATATTCCGTGCTTTCTTTCTTTTGGAGGTGTGTGCCTTAATTGTGGCAAAACCACGGATATAAACACTCTCACCTCTACAAAGAGAATTTTCAATAGCATCAAAAACGCAATCTACGGCTTGAATAGCTTGTGAACGACTAATAGTCGTATTGTTGATGACGTGTTCAACGATTTCAATTTTCTTCATTGTTGTATTTTTATTAAAATGGTAAATCACTTCCGTTAGGTCTACAATCCTCAATTTTGTACTGAGTATCTTCAATTGATTTTATTGTACATAAAACGTATGCTTTCTTCTTAAGAAGAGTAGCAAGTCTTTTCGCTTCATTTTCGGCGCTTTCCAAATTCTCATGTTTGTAGGTAGGAGTGGCGCATCCTTCTACAAATACCATATAAAATTCATCCATAGCTCTATTTAGTTATTTATAAATAGCCCGCATTTCCCGTTAATTTGGTTTTCCTCTGCTACTGTTTCGACCTTGTAACTCGTACTGCCAACGCAAGCAAGACTAACGAGGATAGATGGTATCTTAATGTTTGTCGATGTTGGCCATCTGTTCCATTCCAAACTTACTGATTACTACAAGGTGTTTACGGGCTATTTTATTTTACTTCTATTCTAATTGTTTTAAATAATATTTGCACTTGAATCCTTTTCGTGGTGAAAAGTCGGCAAAATCACAAGATTTAAATATTTGATGTTTGTTAGCCCACTGTGCAATATCCTTTTCGTATAATGTTGGTTTGCGATCATTATTAAAGTCTCGGTATGGTTGTACAAAAGGTGAGATTCCCAACTCCTTAAGTCGGTTTAACCGATATATATCTTGTTCAATTGTTGAGTTAAAGCCGACTAGAACATAGCAAGACAAATTACGAGGTTTGATATATTTAGTCACTTCTTTTAGCTTTTCAGTAAGGTCAATATCCGGTAAATCCCAAGCAATGTGGATTCTTCTTTTCAATTTCAACTTACTCAAGTAAAATGCTTGCTCCTCATTCATGATCCTGACATCAACACCATGGAAATTAACCATTTGTCCAGCTTTTATAAGATAGTCAATAGCTTCTTTCCATCTCGGGTTTGCAAAGAAGTTGTTGTCTAATACTTCTATCCATTCTCCCTTGGGATTCAGGTCTACAGGGTGGACGGACCGGATGTAGCCCTCTTTTTCCCGAACCAGACAAAATGGGCATTTCCGGATACAGCCTCTTGAAAAGAACTGAATAGAAAAATGATATTGTGGATAAATGGAATAATCCATGAGTGTGCTACAAGATATTTCAAATGGAAGCTTCTTATGAATATCATAACCGGTTCCTCCTTTTTCGATAATATCAGCTTGTAATGTCATATAATTAAAGTCTGGAGTGAAAGTAAACACTTTGCTCGCTAGAACTTTATCATATCTGTTGAAAGGAGTAGCCCATTCTACTTGATCGCCTTTTGCCTTATGATATGCAGAGGCACGCATAAGAGCGAAGTTTGGAAAGTTATGACCGTCAACGTCTATTAATCCAATGTTCATTACCTATTGTTTTAAATTATTATTCACCCAGCATCGTATTATACATCGCACGCTTCAAATCCGGGCGCCAGGCAAGACAAGACTCTTGCGGATCGCAGAAGATGTCAATCAGACATTCGGCGGCAGTAACAACGCGCTGCCAGTTGCTGCATCCGCATAATCTCATTCTGCGTTTAATAAACTCGTATAAGACAAGACGGTTGTCCACTTCATCCTCATCACAGTATTCTTCCTCGGCTATTTCTTTACGGATGGCAAGAAGTTCCAGTTTATCCTCGTTGTCATCATCCCACTCTGTCCAGCTTTCCTCATTACTCCACCTATTATTGAAGAGTTCCTCCATCGGAGAAAGCAGATTGTATACTTTCTCAAAGTCATTCTTGGATGCTTTTGCTATTGTTATTTGATGTGTTGCCATATTATTTTTATTCTTGATTTGAATCGGTAGATAGAAGTAAGACGATAGCTGCAATGGCAAAAGTCATTCCTAAGATGGCATACGTATATGACTTAGATGATTTGGATTCTAAGGCAAAATGAAAGTTCAAAGCAAAAAGGATGACATTTAAAACCACAAATATTATATCGAAATAGATTCTCATATTACTTTATTTACTGGTTACTACTAATTTTTTATTCAGTTTTTTTATTAGTTGTCTTATTACCCATGCGCGACATACATTACGTTGTCCGGGGTGATTGTCATACATTCTTGCAGCGTCATCAAGATATTTGATAATTTTCTGCATATCTGTTTTGCATACTTCCATTATCCTGATGCTGTTAAGAATGATTTGACCAATTCATTGAAATACATTTCATCGGTCGGAATATCATCGTCAGAGTTCATAATCTCGGATGCGATGGATTTCTTACGGTGAATAAGAGAGTATATCGTATGGTCGATTGTACCACGACCAAGCAGATAATAACAGGTTACATTGTCCTTTTGCCCTATACGGTGTGCACGGTCTTCACATTGACAGCAATCTGCATATGTCCATGCAAGTTCAATGAAGGCTACATTTGAGGAAGCTGTGAGTGTGAGACCAACGCCGGCTGCTTTAATGGAACAGATGATGAGCTGCACATTTGGGTTGTTTTGGAAAGCATCCACAGAAGCCTGTTTGTTTATTGCGCTATCGCGCCCTGTAACCGTGACGGCTTTCGGAAATACCCTTTGTAGTTCATCCACAATCTCATGAAGCGAGCAGAACACAATCAGTTTTTTGCCACTGTCAAGGAATGTCTTGATAAAGTCTACAGCTTGTGCTATTTTACCTTTGGTGGCCAAGGAACGAAGCGTCATGAATCTCACAAGTGCTTCCATACGCATCTTGCGGCGTATTTCCCAATCTGTACATTCTGTATATTCCTGTAGGTATGTAGCGAGATCGGAAGCTGCAAGATTATATTCGGCACTGTTGGATATATCGACATATAGGTCTACTCGTGTTTTATCAGGTAGCTGGGGAAGTACCTTTGCTTTTTCACGGCGTATCATGCAAGTATCATAGAGTTGCCGAGATAGTTCGGAAAGTGGTACAGCCGGTTCTGCATCCTTGTCTTTTGGGTCAGTGCAATAGTCAGCTATGAATTTTCCGCGACCGCCAAAGTCGTTTAATCTGTTCATGATAGAAAGTTGTGCTATCAAATCCTCCGGACGGTTGACAACGGGGGTACCTGACAGGAGTATTATCCATTCCTTGCCAACAGACAAACCTTTGGTAAAGATTGTTTGCTGTGCAGACGGGTCTTTCACACGATGGCTTTCGTCGATGATGATTGACTTGAACATTTGTATTTGAGGACAGAATACAACATCTTTAAGACGGAACAGCTTACTTTCCGCTTTGATGTCCCAAACAAAATATTTGCGCAAACTTTCGTAATTTACCACTGCTACCTGATGCACTCCCATAGATAACAAGTAATTCCATGTCGTACGTACAGCATTGTCAAGAACGACCGCTGATTTATCCGTGAATTTCTCGAACTCGCGTTGCCAGTTGATTTTGAGCGAGGACGGGCAGATAACAAGACAAGGATATGCATTGGCTGTATCAACAATGCCGATACTTTGCAATGTCTTTCCTAATCCCGGTTCGTCACCGATAATAAGACGGCGGTGTTCCAGTCCATAAACTATACCTTCACGTTGGTAGTCGTATGGTTCAACGCGCAGATGATGTTTGAGTCTGTTCATTGTATTTCCATCCATTAAGTTCATAAACACGTTTCTTTGCTTTCTCACGGTCGTAGAAGATTGGCTCGTTAAGTACCGGAGAGGCTGACTGAAAATTATCTGTTACCTCTGTATAGCGGTATATACGGAATCCTCGTCCGTGTGGAGAGTAATGATATTGTCCTACCTGTGGTTTCATTTGAATTCTTCTATTTCTGTGATTAAATCATCTTTGTCAATTCCTTTGATGTACTTATTGAGAACAAGGTCAATGCATTGGTTATAGAACCTCTCAAATTCGTGTTGTTCCATGGCGGCAAACGATATACTGAGATACTCTATTTCATGTTCACCATATTCGTTGAGAGTGTTAGTGAAGTAGCCAAGGTCACGTTTGAATCTGCGAAGCATATCCTGTTCATTATGTATATGCCATTTTTCGACTAATGGTAGGGGCAAATTGTCGAAAGTAAGGCGTACCAAAGCGAAAAACTTCTTGTGGTGCTCATAATTGCGGGGATTGCTAACCTTACACTTGACTACATTACCAATCTTCAAGTGTTTCTTTAGTTCGAGGTCTGTATTATACAGAGGAACTAATCCATATTGAGTTACTTTGCAATATATATCCATTGTTAATTGTCTTGTGGAGTTAAACACCAGTACTGGAAAGCCAATTCTTCATATTTCTCGCGTCCACGGTTGTAGACCTTATCATCCCGATTGATGAACTTCTTGAATACTTTGCAGTTCTTTTTGCTGATAGCATAAATGAAATCACGGTTGGAACCTGCAATGTCCATATACCAAGCACGACTCCTGTCCCAATCGAAGAAGTCAATCGCTTCTTCAAACTGTTGCTGTGTTGAGGCAAATGTGGTTTTAAGATCCCCGCCGAAAAGACCGAGCCACCAATCCCACTTACATCGTGTATCAAGTGAAAAGGGGAAACCACAATAAGTAAATTGTTGTTGTGTGTTTACCATGAAACGCTGTGTTTCGGCATAACCAAGCACTTTAAAAAGGAACTCATCGCGGCGTGCTTCCATGCGAAGTGCCTTCTGCATTTCTTGTGCATGTCGGAACTCATCTTCGGTATATTGTTCATCATCTACTGTTAGGCGGTAGTAGTCTACTCGTGCTGGTTCGGTAATAATTGCATCTACCAGCGAGCCGAAACGAAATGCAGCTTCTTTATCACCGAATTGCATCCGAGGATGGAGAATGTTTTTTAGTTCAGTGAGGTCAGAGTTACTAACCTCACTACGATTGTAATATGTATCGGGATTGTGACTCATGGTTACTTTGCTTTCACATCGTCAATATATTGTACACTCTCATTTTCAATATAGACACTATCCTTGCTAGCCAGTTTTTCACAGAACGTAATTTGTTTCTTGAATAACTTACTCAACTCTTCAACCGAAAGTGTGCACCCTTCTTTACTCCACCACATTGAGAGTATTGGCATGATACCTTCAGGGTTAAGTAACTCTATCTTTTGAGTGACTTTTACTTTGGGCTGATAATTCTGCATAGAAGCCTGTTCAGAAAATAATCCGTTCATTTCAGCTTGCTGGCGTGCCATTTCCGCCTTTTGCTTTTCTTCCTCTTCTTTGCGTTTGCGTTCTGCCTCTCGCTCTTCGGCTTCCTTGCGTTGGCGTTCTTCCATTTCAGCTTTGACACGTGCAGCTTCGGCCGCATCAGCTTGTGCCATGCGTTCGAGGTTTGCTTTCTTTGAGGGCAGACGGTCAAGAATGAAATCCTTGTTGTCTTGGATTTCTGCAGTGTATTGTTCGGTAAATTGCTTACCAAGGCGTTCCTTTGTGTCAGTTTCAAATTGTCGAAGCTCGTCTACCGAAATATTGGCAGGTATACGGATGAGAGTATGAAGATTATGTAACCAGTCAGCAGGAAGAGAAACCGAAAAGTTCTTTACCTCACTGTACACTGTGTTATAGTTCTCGAGCGTAACACTGTTATCCTTTGTAGTGAGCCAATTGATGGATTGATTGAGATATGTTTGGAATTGTGCCTTAAAATCCCCTTCAATGTCTTGTCTCAATTTTATACGGGCTTGTTCCGCTTGTTGACGTTTGTACTCTTCCTGACGGCGTTTTTCTTCTTCGGCACGTTTCTTTGCTGCATATTGGTTACGGTATTGTTGGAGTTTATAGGGGATAGTATCAACTTTGGTTGGGTCAATAGCATTCTCTATTACCGTAAACTCTCGACGGATGTCATCAAAAAGTTTTGTGACAGGCGAACGTTTCTCGTTCATTTTCCTGACTGTTTTACGTGCTTTTTCAATGAAAAGAGCTGCTTCTTTGTCAATTTCGTCCGTCATCCCACCATTAGCTGTAATAGTATTGAGTATGGATTGTCCGGCACTGATACATCTTTCACATGACAGTTTATTGTCATTATATGATTGTGGAGCAGCAGACACTATGGTTTGTATATTTTCCTGCTTGATGATTGCTAATTCTGAAGACATATGTACAATGTATTAAGGTTAGAAAGTATCATCGTTATCTCCTTGACTTGCTGGGTCAATAGTTACCCCTGCCGACATGTCAGGTTGAGGCGCGAAATGCTGCTCTTCTTGCTTTTCCTGTGGTTCGGGTTGTGTGGTATCGATTCCACTGTAAGGATCGAAACCTCCTTGCGGGGTTTCAATGATGTCGGATTCCATGACGGAACCTTTACCGATATTGATTTTAGGATAAGTCTTGAAAGCGTGTTTGATGCATTTGGCAATGAGGAAGCCGGTATCAATCTGCCCATTGATATTGTAGAGTGCATTGCTTTTCACTACAGTTTCTCCGGTGCGGCGGTCTTTATAGGAATTTTGTTTCTCTGAATAACCTTGTAACCGTTTCCAGTCGGTTTCTGTCATAACAGAATAGTCAATTGACCCATCTGCACGTGTGATTTTGACAAAGCAAGCAACAATACGGTCGCTTTTGCGAGGAAATGCAGACATATAATTGACAATCTTCACTCCGTTCTTCTCTCCATATTCAAAACTATCTCCGTCATAGACGATAACTGGATTGTCGGCATGGCGTATTTGTCCAACTTTTGCACGCAGTGCCAGCTCTCCATATCCGGAGATAGCGAGGCTGCATACTTTCTCCCAAACTTCTTTGCCGTTTGAATCAACTCCTACTTTGCAGTTACGGGTAAGAAGATAACACAGTGCTTGCGCACCAGGAGCCAATGTGATACCTTTGACAGCAAGGTCAATAAACGCATAGAAGATAGATGTTCCGGAGCATAAGCGCAACTCATCTTTGTCGCGTAACTGCTGGTTGAAGTAAATAGCTTCACGTTCATAGACGTTTTCTCCTCCTTCTTTCCAAATGGAATTATACACGCTGATAAACTGGCTACGTACACGTTCATTGCGTATTACGTCAATTGCTTTCATTTGTTGCAATTCTTTGGCCAATGAAATAGCATTGCTCATAATTAATAATTTAAAAGGTTTATAATACAGTTTGCTTTTGTGACCCGAAGCAGATTTGAACTACTACTTTCAGTTGATGTGCTACCATTACACTATCAGGTCTGATTGTCACTTGAAATAATCTTGTTTCTTCTGTTGAAGAGCGCGTAACTCTACTGTGCGATATTCAACTTTGCCCGGACGCTTACAGGGATTTATTTTACCCTGTTTGCGCCATCTATCCACATTACCGCGACCGAACATTGCGTATGCTTGTCGCTGACTAACCATTTCGGGGTCGTTGCGTGTGTCAGCAAGCATTCGAACCACTGATGTAGCAACATCGTGGATGAATGTGTCATAAGTGACAGATTTATCTGTGAAATCAAGTGTGAACATAGAGTGTTACTTTCTTTTATTATTGTGACAATGCATCGTAATATTGTTTATTGGCCATATATTCATCGGCTATTTGGCGGTCGGTGCATCCATTACCGAGTTTCAGATATATAGCCTCGTATGCCTCTTGTGGCATAGCATAAACTATTTGTTCTGTACGATCAGTGGTACCTGCTATACCAAGTAAGCAGAAGAACATAATGAAGCCTGCTACAAAAACGACGATTTGTTTAGTGACTCTGTTGAAATTCATATGATATCATTTTAATCGGGTTACTGTTATGGTGCGTTTTTCGCGATCAGTCTCTGTTTGATACTTGCGGTCGAGAATTAACCCGAGGTCAGACGCCTGGGCACGCACACTCTTGGTTTTCGCTATGGGGAAAGTAATCTCTCCGCCTACTTTCAAATCCGTTAAAGCTGGACGTACTTTTACTTGATTTTCTGCCATTTTCTTTGAGGTTTATGGTTTATTGTTTAACTTTATGCTGCAAAGATAATCAATCTACTTGATTATAAGAGTAAATATACTGATTTAACAAGTGAATTAACTATTATTAAAACATGGAGACCATAAACGACAGGCTGCAATGGATTGTCAATGAAAAATTTGATGGTAATAAAGCTGCTTTTGCAAAAGCCATTGGAATCGTGCCAACAAGTATATCTAATTATTTAGGAAAGCAAAGAGCGTCTAAACCTTCCGTTGATATGATTGCTAAAATCGTCAATGTACTTAATGTGGACGCTCGTTGGCTTCTCACAGGGGAAGAGACAGCAAAAGTTGAGCAAGTTTTAACTCATGGTGATTTCTCACCGGCTTCAATCCATGGGGATGCGGTGAATGGCAACATGGATATTGCTGTTTTGCAAGAAAAAGTGAAACATTTAGAGGAACTTCTTGCAGAAAAAGAAAGATTGATAAGTGTTTTGATGGAACGGAAATGA